AAATCGGTTCTTTACAATATGAATGCGACCTGTATTAGATAACTTATCTTTGGTCTTTCTACTGACACTCATAATGAAGTCTGCTGTTTGAACTTTCTTATATGAGTCGCCCACACTATCTGCTTGAATAACTTCGTGGTCAATTGCTGCTCTGTTTGTTTGCGTTGCTGTCCAAATTGGTATTCCTAACTCACCACTCATTCCTCTCAATTCCTCATAAATACCACCCAACTCTGCGTATAAACCATCATTACCTCTGTTTGCTGATTTAAGTAGGTCAGCGTAATCAATGATAATAAGTTGTGGATTAAAACCACTTGCTCTTACTTTGTCAATGTGTGCTGATAGGGTTTTTGCTGATGCTGATTGTGGCGGATAGTATTTAATCTTTACTCTACCTGGAGTTTGTTTTACTTTACGAACAATATCATCGTTTCTTAACTTTTGGTCTCCGGTAGTTATGTTAGTAAGAATTGTAATGTATCTTTGACCTACATAATTTTCAGATAATTCCAAAGTGTAGTGCAATACATTTACACCTCTTTGTAATGCTGCACATGCAATCTTTGATAAGAACCAACTTTTACCAATACCTGATGGAGCCATAACTACACCTAATTCGCCTGGTCCTAAACCACCATCCATTAGTTCATCAACCACATCCCAACCCGTTGAAACTGAATTCCTCTTTACATCATCTAATATGTTTTCAAAATCATCAATAAAATCTAAACCCAAATCATTCTCAACACCCACTTTGGATGCTGCGGTCATTGTATCAATAATCTTATCGTATTGGCCGGATTTTAAAAGGTCTACCGATTTCAGTAGAGCCTCTTTTACTTTTTGGTTTTTTGCAAAAGTAAGATATTCATTTTTAACATAAGATAAATCATCTGCACCTATTTGTAGATAAACGGTCTTTAATTGTTCAACTACAGTCTGCTTAAGTAATTTATCCTCAATATCACCAACTTTGATTTTGAAAACCTCCATTGTAGGTGTGCCACGATACTTATCGAAATAAGTTTGTGTTTCATTTACAATCCATTGATTTGCTTGAGATTCAAAAAAGTTAGGTTTGGTAATTTCGTTTACCTGTTCTAAAAACTTAACATCTGTGATTAGTGAAGCAACAACTTTAGATTGATACGATTGACCATATTTTACCAATGTATCTACTGCTTCCATTATGCTCTTTGTTTTTCTTTAAGTTTCTTTCTTTTAAGTTGCTTTTCTGCAATTGTTTCAGCTTTCTTTTCCGCCTCTTCCGTTTGCGTTTCTGTTACTTTAACTCTAGTAACTTCTTTCCATTCTGATTTAGGAACATATTTCCAAGTCTGCCCAACCATTTGTTCAGCTTGTTTGTCTTCAACTCTAATAATGTTTCCTGTCTTTAAATTTTTAATACACTTCATACTTTTTATTTTATATCACTTCTAATATCTGCTTTTACTTTTTCCAAATATATTAATCTATCATTGTGAGATACAAATGGAACACTCCAAAATTGTCTTGTCTTTGTTTTAAACCATCCAAACACAAATGAATACACACCCAATGTTAATCTTAATTTAACTGAATTAAGGTATATTGTATATACTGGCCATTTCGGTGCACCGTGTGTTAAATATGTTCTAACTTTTTTATCTTTTAATAGTGGTTTTGGGTATCCATACGTTTTAGTTACGGGTATAAATTTGTATGCAAAGCCCGGTGTAAAAATTTGGTCAAAAAATGACTCTAACATTGGTGTAGTTCTAAACCACCAAACAGGTGATACAAAGTAAATCCTATCTGCCCACTTAATTAAATCTTTATATTTCCTTATTTTATCTTTGTGAAATTGAAAACTTTTGTTTTCAGCATAAAGGTCTATAAGATATACTTGCTCATCATTATTCGAAAGGGTTTCCTTAATTGTTTTTGCTATACCATTTGTACAAAAACTATCTTTGTCTGGGTGTCCAAGTACTATTAAATTTTTCACAACTTATTTTAAAATTTTGAAATATGTCCAAATGTTGATTGTAACCAATCGTTTATATCTTTGAATGAATCCACTACACCTACTTTTAATCCAACTTTAAGAAAACCTTGCTTGTCAAACTTTGGTGTTGGTTCATCATATCTATCCATAATTTTCATACGAAGATTACCACTAAACTCTGGCTCTGCCAACTGCATCAATCTACGATTTCTTTCGCAAATTACCAAATTACTTTCAAATAATTCGTGTGCTTTTATTTTCTTATCCAATCCCTTCACATATTCCAACATACTTTCGGTTGTATGATATGTTTCTTCTGCAAGAATTGGGAATGCTTTTATAATTGATTTGATACCTAAACCATCTACACCACTAATGTTATCGGATTTATCACCATCAATCATACGAAAGTTAATAAAGTTATGTGGATGAATACTAAATTCTTCCAATACTACTTCTGGTGTATATACTTTCTTTTTAGAAGGTGAATATACCGATACATCTTTATTTACTAATTGTAAGAAATCTTTATCAGAGGACATCAATACAACTTTCTCACCATCTTGTCGGAGTTGAGTTGCAATATAACCCATAACGTCATCTGCTTCAATACCATCATATAACATAATGGTGACAGGTAGATACGTTAGTATGTCTGCCAATGCTACCATCTGCCTTCTCATAGAGATTTGTTCATCCTCTGGATTCATATCTCCGCCGGTGATAGCACGATTAAGGCGGATTTTGTTTTTAGCTCTATCCGCCTTATATCCTGCGTAAATATTTTGTCTGCTTTTTGCACCACCTTTACCATCAAAGGTTAGAATAACTCTAGTAGGATTAATCATACGGATAGCGTAGCCGATACTTTTGAGTGTACCGACTATGCCTCCAATATGGTCCCCATTATCATTAAGATTTGGTGCTGTGGACCAGGAACGAATGAAGGTATTAAGACCATCAATAACCAGAGTTTTAGAATTTCTGTGTAAGTTTCCAAAACTTTTATGTTCCTCATCTATTTGTTTTAGTATATCTAAATACTTTTTATTAATCTGACTCATTTGCTACATCCGTTGTTATATCAACTTCCTCTGAAGCGGAACTTTTATATTGTAAAATTGTAACCTCACATATCTTGCGATAAATTTGGTCTTTTAGTTCTTCGTTTTTAAGAATCTCTGCGAAATCTTTTGATTGGAATTTAATAACTTCGCCGGTATCTGTATCAATATACTCATACCATGCTCCTGCTTGCTTTACAAGCTTATTATCTTTCATTACACCCAACCAACTTCCATAGTTATCAATTCCTCTATCGAAGAATATAGAGAAATCTGCGTGTCTCAATGGTGGTCCTAAACGATTTTTGATAACCTGTGCTCGGACTTTGATACCAACAATCTTATCACCTACTTTTAATTGTCCCATAGATTTCAAACGGAATCTAACAGAAGCATGGAATGCTAATGCTTTACCGCCTGATGTTGTCCAAGGGTCGCTAAATGCCATTGCGTTCATCTTTTGACGAAGTTGGTTAGTAAACACCAAACAAATGTTTTGTCTACCAATCATATTCGTAATCTTTCTCATCGCCTTTGAAATGATGATTGCTTTATCAGTTGCGTAACCATCTTTATCGTAATCAGCTTCTAACTCTTTCTTTGTAGATGCTGCTGCTACTGAATCTACTACAATAGTTACCAATCGGTTTTTATCACTTGTACGAACTTTCTCAATAATTGTTTCACAAGCTTCAAAAATACCTTCAACCGTATCTACTGAAACGTATAATAGTTTTGAAATATCAACACCAATTGCTTCCAAAAACTCCCTATTAACGGCAGTTTCGGTATCAATCAATACGGCTACTCCACCTTTCTTTTGTGTTTCAGCTAACAGATGGGCAGAGAGCAGAGATTTTCCACTCTGCTCTAAACCCGTAATTTCTGCTATACGGCCAACAGGCAAACCACCATAAGGTCTATTAGATACTGCCACATCCAAAAGAGCGTTACCCGTAGATACCCAGTCTTTTACGTTGGTTGGAGCATCACCCCCACCATCATTTAGGAAGTATGCAATTCTACCATCCTTATTTTGTTTGTTTAATGAATCGGCAAGAATGCTTGCCAAATCTTCCTGTACTTTAGCCATAGTTGTAACCTATTAATTGTTAAATAAATCATCGAATGCCGATGCTACATCATCTGCTTTTTTAGCAGGTGCTTCTTTTTGCCAAGGAAGGTCACCAAATTCTTGTGTACCGCCCATATCAACTGATACCTCAGATTGCTTTGGTGCAGTTTGTTTTGGTTTTGGTGCTTCTAATTCCTCTACGATTTCATCATCCGATGTTACTGCACCTGGATTCAACCAATTCTCTAATACTGATTTGAGTTCAGCGTAAGATAACTCCTGATACAATTCAGTAATGTTCTTTTGATTTTCCAACAATTGTTTTACAACAGCTGGGTCATCTGAAAGTTTTGTTTGAGTTGGTTTAATACGGATTGCAGTTGTTGGATATGCTGCGTTTGATTCTTCAGCAGATGTTACATCCAATACGATATCTCTACCGGTCATTGGGTCTGTAATATCTCCGTAATCAGGATCAGCGATATATCCTAAAATGTCCTGGTAAACTGTCTTTCCAAATCCCCAAAACTTAACACCTTCGTTTTCTTTACCTCTTACGATAACTGGTACGAAAGTTCTCAATTTTGGTTCCATCTTTTTACCTGCTTTCCAATCATCAGTATCGCCTGTACGTTTAAGTTTTTCTGCAAACTCAACGATTGGGTCAGGTCTGCCAAATGACATTGGTGACAAGTACGTCTTGTTGTTGATGTTGTAATGGAAATAAAGTTCGATAAACGGAATGTCCTTATTGAATTTGTAAGGAACGATACGAATTAGTGATTTTCCGTTTGCTGGCTTCCAAATGGAGTCAGACTTTTTTGTGTTGCTTTGCAAAGAGTTAAATCTCTTTAGCGCCAATGAAATGTCCATTGTTTTTAGATTTTAAAGTTTAAAAAATTGTTTAAGTTTTAAGGTTTAAGTAGCTACTACCTACATAACTAAATATAACCTTTTTAGCTTTTTACATAGTAAATATACGACTTTTTTTTTAATATACCAAATTTATTTTTTCCCCATAAAATCGTTAAATTCTTGGGTCAATTTTACGAAATTTTGACGGTCTTTTGGTACTCTTGCATTTTCCGCATTTCCTGTATATTTATCGAATATTTTTCTATTATGTTCTAGCTTTTTTTGCGTTTCTTCTGAATAATAAAAATCATCATTCATATTATTTATAAAATCTTCAAAATTATCAAAAAAAGTTTCAAATCCAAGTTTTGATAAAGTTTCTTTTAATAAACCATTATGTGAATGAACATATATTACATTTTTATAACATAAGGGATATAAAGTTTTTCTACTAATTGTGTGATTGTAATATTCAAAATTTGTAGGGTCATCACTCATACCAAAAAATGGTTCACATATAATATTAAATTTTGACCTAAAATGTAATAGTTGTGCATCATATTGTGCTTTTCCTTGGTCATGCACATTGACTTCATTTGGTGATAAGTTTAAATTATTTAACCATTCAAAATTAATTCCATTTTCATTTGCATATTCTGAATAAATTTTATAATATTGCCTCTCATCAAACGTATGGTAATTATGATATGATATATAATTTTGTTTATTATAAATTTCTCCAAAACTATTTAATTTTGTAATAATTAAATCTCTATTTATTTTTCTATTATAGTTCAGAAATAATAATTTAATATCTTTATTAATATTTTTATTATTATAAAATACTGTCCAATTAATTACTCCACCATTAATTAATGTTTCAGCACTATTTGCTAAAATATAATCACCGAATACATCTGGATATTTTACTTTTAAATAATCATTTACATTTGAATTAAATGAATATATAAAAAGTTTTATTTTTAATTCAATACACGTTTCAATAAAAGTTATTAAACTTTCTAAATTTAGATTTATTTCTTCTTGAGAAAATAATACTATTACTTTGTTAATACTTTTTAAATAATTACAAAGTTCTATAACATCATTTTCATCCGTTTTTGATGTGTATTTCGAATAATTGGGTAAACCTAACTTGCTACATTTACTTTCTAATTGTTTGTAATCTACAACAAAAAAATTAGTTTCATTAGGTTCGCAATTAACTAAAAACGGTTCTCTCACATTTGAAAGAAATATTTCGTTTATATAAGGAGTTTTATTTTGCCCACTTTCCACGTTGAACTAATTGTGCGATGATTCCATAAACTGATAAATCTTGGTATGTATCTTGTATAGGTTCTCCTACTTCATCTGGCTGTCCTAAAACTACCATTTGTTTCAATCTCTGTACTTTATCATTGATTCTAAACCAAAGACCTGTTAGAGATAATTTTATATCTTCTTTTGTTTTCAATGCTGTTCCTACGGATATATTACCTGGTCCGTAATTTCTTTGTTTTTTACAAAATGTTTCATACATTTCTGATTGGATTTTCTTAAATTCATCCATCATTTCAGGAAACTCTCTTTCACAAAATTCAATTGCCGATTCTTCTTGTTGCATATAACCTATTTTTTATTTATTTCCATATTTGCCACCACTTTTTCTTTTGCGGTGGAAGGCATTGACTAAATGGATTATCTCCAAATGATACTTTATTATAATATTTTGAAGTCATAATGTTTAAAAATACTTCATGATATTTTTCAGGAATTGTATCAAAGTCTGCAATTATCTTTACATCCAATTCAACTGGTTCTTTTTCTTCATTTATAAGAATTAAAGTTTCCATTAATTCTACATTTTTAGATGTTTGAATATTTAAGTTTGTTCCACCACCTAAAAATATTTCATCTTTTTTCTTCATAACTTATTTTTTACTATCCCAATACATTTCTCTAATCTTTGCTCCTAATTCAAAATCGTTAGGTGTATCTAAAATTGTTCTTTCATCAATTGTAATAAGTTTTTTGCTACTACCCTGATAGCATTCTTTACAACATTGTCCTGCTCCCTCTACATATCCGTATCGGTAATCAATGTGTGTGGTTTTTAATACGTTTGTTTTGCAACCACATATAATGCAGGTTTCATAATTGTTTCCATTTCCAACTGATGTAACTAGTCCATCCTCACCTATTGTTAAAGGTACATGATGCTCTCCCATAAAATTGTATTTTTGATTT